GGGATGGCGTGGAACGCTGTTGAGATCCCGGGGGATGGGGATCAGGGTCCGTTAGTATTTGAAACAACCGGTGGAATTAGTGGAGAACGTCAGTGGTTATCGTGGGGCAATTTTTATATTCCGTAGCATATGGAGGAGACCGTAATATTAAACATTCAGGTAGATGGTTCAGAGTCCATTGATAACTTAACCAAAGCCAACAGGGAGTTAAGGAAAGAACGCAACGCGCTAAATCTAGCCACGGAAGAGGGAAGGAAGCGCGCCCAGGAAATCAACACGGTGATTGATAAGAACACCGAAAAGATAAAAGTAAACTCTTCATCTTTAGAAAAGCAGCGTTTCAATGTCGGTAACTATACCGCTTCGATCGTTGAGGCTTCACGTCAGATTAAAAAGCTTGACGAAGAAAACAAGAAACTTGATCAATCATTAAAGAAAGTCGATAAGACAACAGAGGAGGGAAGGAAGGAATACCAGCAGATTAACCAGGCGATACAAAACAACATCACCCAAATTAATCTTTATAACCAGACCTTAAACAAGCAGTCAAATACTTTCTCAAATGTTGCTGACAATGCTAAGAAGGCAGCCAGCGAGATTAAAGTCGCAGGGGTATCACTGGGGGATATTGGGACAAAATTAACCTCCTTTTTAAATCCGGTTACCGCTACGCTAGGGCTTGTTACCGGACTTGCCGCCGCGTATACCAGTTCAGCAAGAGGGGCAAAAGATTTAGAACAGGCACAGCGTTTACTGTCGTACAGCTTTGCTATTGTAAACGAGGGACTAGCGGAGTTTATCAGTGGCACCCAAGAGGGTGAGGGGATACTCAGTACCCTTGCATCGGCTATCTTATTTAAAGTTTCCCCGGCGTTATTTTCTGCTTCCCTTGCCGCATCAGCCGCCGCCGAAACATTAAAGCAACTTGAAGTATCACGGGCCTTTGCTGCAGGAAGTGCCAAGGATGACGAGCGCCGCGCAGAGATTCAGCGACGGATCCGGGATGATGAGAATGAAGCCTTAGAACGTAGACTAGAGACTACAGAAAAAATTGATCAGATTTTAACGCAGTCAGGTCAACGAACAAAGATTGTAATTGAGGCGCAGATTGAAGCCATCAAACGGTCGACAATTGGATATGAAAGTAACCGCCAGGCACAATTAGAAGTGGCTCAGTTGGCGGCTGAAATAAAAGATAAAGAGGAAGAAATAACCGGGAAGTTAACCGAGAACGTAACGGCCCGAAGAAATATTTTAAAGCTTTTACAGGAGCAGCGCAAGTTAACTTCGGACGATGAGAGGGCGCAAAGAAGGGCAATAGACACCGCTCCCGGTGCTGATGATCCATTAAGAGGAAGGGCAACAAGGGACAGGACGGTAGAATTTGGTCAGACCGTAAATGTAACTGAGACAGAGGAACAGAAAGCACAAGCCGAAAAAACACAGGCTTTAATTGAAGGCGGCCAGGAACAAATCAGTATCCAGGAACAGTTAAACCGGGATATTTTAAAGATCAATAAGAAGTTCTATGAGGACGATTTAAAGAACAAACAAAACTTTGCAGAGTTAAAGAAACGTGTAGACGAAGCGCAACTGGCATCGGCGGCAACCATCGCGGGGGCAGCGGCTTCTTTATTCGATCAACAGTCAAGTGAATACAAGATATTCGCCACAGCCCAAACGTTAATTTCCACATACGCCACGGCTCAAAAAGCCTACGAGGCAGCTTTTACACCTCCGACCATCGCTTCCCCTGCTTTAGCAGCGGGTTATGTGGCAGCAGCCATTGCAACGGGTCTGGCTAACGTGGCGCAGATTAACGGGATAGGTTTTGAGGTCGGGGGATGGACAGGACCAGGGCCAAGCAATAAGGCTGTGGGTATTGTTCACGCCGACGAATACGTGGCCCCTAAGCATATTGTTAATAGCCCAGCCGCACAACCGCATATTAGTGCACTTGAAAGCATGAGGCTACGTGGATATGATGATGGAGGGTTTACTACAAACCAGAACACAGCAGTAGCGCAACAGGCTTTAATTGTGGCAAACGCCATTAAAAATATCCCACCGGGTTACATCGCAGTAACCGAGTTTAACAAGGTGGCAAGACGGGTAGAAGTACGTGAATCCATATCAAGCATATGAGCAGATTAGCCGAAAAATACAACATCCCCACCGAGGCAGTTTCCAAACTGGTAAAAGATGGGGTGATATCCTGTAGCTGGCCGATGCGGGAAGAATTGTTTGAACTATACAAGAAAATGAAGGGAGACGACCCCACAAAATCCCAGACGGAAATATGCTACGAAATAGCCGCCGTTAAGAAAGTTGCTCCCAATACGGTACGAGATGCTATACAGAGATTAAAGTAATTCAAATTTTCATGTTAGATTATTAGTTCCCATTATGGCAATTTAGTGCCATGGTCAATCATATTTTTGTTTACGGTGAAATCGGTACAGGACCGGGACAAGTATCTCAAAAATTTGTTAAATCCCAGATTGATAAGAATTCCGAGAAATACGTCGTGCATATTTTCTCCCCCGGGGGTGATGTGTTCGAAGGATACGGAATTTACAACGCCATAAAGAACGACACCAACGGCAAGCCCGTAGAGGTTCACATCGAAGGCCTTTGCGCCTCCATCGCTACGTTAATAGCGGCTTCCGGTCAAAAGATAGTCATGAATAAAACGGGTCAGTTTATGATCCATAACCCCCATATAAGCGATTTAAAGGGGGATGCAGATAAATTACGTTCGGTTGCTAACCAGCTAGATCAAATTAAGTCGATCTTAATCAATGTCTACAAACAGCGCACCGGGCTTTCAGATGAAAAGTTGTGGGAGTTGTACGACAACGAAACCTACTTAACCGCCGATGAGGCCGTGAAAATGGGATTCATAGACGAATCCGTCGACGCCATTAAGGCCGTAGCGAAGTTAGATTTAAATAATTTTAAAATGGAAAAGAAAAAGGAAAGTCTTTTATCAAAGTTTTTAAACCTGTTAAACACAGTTAGAAACGCAGTAGAGGAAGCCCTGGCCGACGGACGAGTTATTATAGTAGATAGCGACGACGACAATTGGACAGGCAAACGGGTAGTGCTTGCAGATGGTGCCCAACTAGAAGATGGACAACACGCAATGGCTTCCGGTAAAGTCATCACCGTATCCGGTGGAACCATAACAGAAGTATCAGAAGGCGAAGCGCCAGCAGACAAAAACGATGAAGAAATGAACAACAAAATCAAAGAACTGGAAACGGCGCTAGCAGAGGCAAGAGCCGCAAAAGACACCGCAGAGGCAGCAGCAAACGCAGCGAAGACCGAAGCAACGCAAGCAAAAGCGAAAGCGTCTGGTTTCGAAAATCGGGTAACGATGGTCGAATCAAAGTTTTTAAAACTACAAGAACAACTGGGAGTAACTGTGGGTGATACCTCAGAAGATCCTAAAGGTCCCGTTATCAAAAACGTGGGCAAAGATCAGCAAAGCGACCCTATGGGAGACTTCGCACTTCAATTTTACAGAAACCGTAACCTCATAAAATAATGGCACGTATTGAAAATTCGATGTATACCCCGGATTTAAACACCTCGTATACATATCCCGGTATGATGAATACCGAGCTGTTACAAAAACCAAAGATCAACACCCCTGCCATTGGCGAGTTCGCTACGGTTATGCAAGGCATTCGGGCAGGCCAACATTTGAACTTGGTGCAGCCCCTTACCCGTGTTCTTGAAAAAGGAACAGCGGCTTGTATCCCTTCCTACACACAGGCGGGATCTATCACGGATCGCAAGATCGACACTGGGCTTTTTGAAATCAATAAGTCATGGTGTAAGAAAGAATTTCAGGGCCTATTGTCCACATGGACAGTATTAGGTGATTCTGATCTGGTTGGTAACGGTTTATCCGGATACGAACTAGGTGGAAGACTTCGTTCAGTAATCTTGGACGAGATCGCAGAACAAGCCCGTCAGGACATCTGGAAAGTGTACCTTTTCGGTAACAACTCTTTCAGCTCATCTACAAACGTTTATACAACCATCGACGGTCTGTGGATGAAATACCTCGACTCATTCGCATCATATTGCGTGAAGCCGGTAACAAACGCACTTCCTAACGGAGCAACTTCCGTTCTGAATGCGAACCAGGCACGCGACACATTCCGTTTGATGTGGGGACAGTCTTCTATTCTGTTGAAACAATACATCGCCTCAGGACGCGCTAAAATGTTCGTCACTGGTTCAATGTGGGAAAACTACTACGACAGTTTGATTGACAACTGTTGCGTAGAAGGTTCATGGAAAGCAGGCCAAAACGGGTTAGGTTCTACACTTTACTACAGAGGTGTTGAAATTGTACCGCTGTGGATTGCAGACTTTGCTCTCGAGAATGATTCAGACAACCCATATTTCAACCTGTTGCGTCACTTCGCGATTCTGACCATCCCTGAAAACCAAGTTTTCGGTGTTGAATCAAGCGCAGATTTGAACAACCTGGAATTGTGCTATGACTGCAAGGACAAGACAACGTATATTCAAGGGGAAATGCGTTTCGGTGCCCAGTTCATACAGTGTGATTTGACAACTATCGCATACTAACATGCTGAAGACATTCGGATACGAGCGGAATTTATTCCCACTTGATTGTGGGATAACCGACGGAATGAGTATTAATTGTGAGGATTTAAAGAAACCGGGCGGCGTATACCGGGCGGCGTGGGTGTTCAATTTGAGCTCCCTCCGTACCCCGATAGACGTAACACTGGCGGCCTACGTGACCAACTTAAATTTCTCCACATATCAATCTCTGTACTTGTTTGAGTCTGTAAAATTCGCACACGAAGCAACCTGGCAGCAGCAGAACGGCGACGGGGGCAATGTTTCATATCTCCAAACGGTGATACTGAGACTAGCCAACAATAACCCGGCGGCTGATAAGGTGATCGAGGACGCAAGTGTGGCAGAATTAGGGGTGATCCTTAAATCAAATGCAGGTGAATTTTTAATCTTTGGTGCTGAAAACGGTTTGTCAAGTGGTCCTAACACCACAGGCGGAACGGGAAGACAAAGTACAGATTCAACGTTCACACAGCTAAATCTGGTTGGAACTGAGCGGTATTTGCCTAAACGTCTGTTGATAGGCGGTAGCACATCTATCACCCAGCTTTATTTAGACGCAGCCACTGCGTAGACATACATTAACCTAAATATTAAAGACCCTGGGAGTAAATTCTCAGGGTTTTTTAATGTAAAATTTAAACTTTATTTTAAATTGCATCATGAACAAAGCGGAATTACTTGCAGAACTGACCGCAAACGGAAATATCTCCGTATTAAGACGGTCGCCAAGTTGGGAGAAAGCTTTTGACGTGTATAATAAACTCCACGGGGCCAATTTAAGACCCTCGTGTGGTACTTGTTTTAGAACTGTTCTACAATGGCT